GTCGTGGCGCAATGTATCCGACACACGTTCGAGGACTTGTCCTTCTCACCCGAAACCATACGACGCGCAGTCAAGGACGGGTTTGACATGGGCGTCATCGAACGTGTGGAAGGAGGAGACAGGAGATTGAAACGCATACGAGCAACGCAACTATTGGTTGATAACTTCGAGGAAACGCACGTAGAATCAACCGACTAAACAAAACGAAAGGAGATATAACTATGGGAACTATCAACCCACGGGGCAAGAGGTTTCAATGTGACCTTACGATCCCTAACGGAGCAAGGTTACGACCGAGCTTCGAAACGTACGACCAAGCCGACGAGTGGTTACGAGCAATGAACGAGAAGGTACGCACGGGACAGGACGTCAGTCTTGACGTTGCTCACACTACCCGTTCCATCGTGATGAACTTACGTGAGCTTGCCGAAGACGTGCTTAACCGACATTGGCGGGGGAGCAAGAGCGAGGATAGTTCATGGCGTAACGCAAAGGACGTGTACCTTAGACTGGGCGCTAGTCGTTCGGTCAAGGAAGTGGACGAGCGTTTGATCGACGACTTGGTGTATCAATTGGAACGCGATGGCAAGAGCAACGGCACGATTAACCGACGTCTCGCCGCCCTTTCCAAGATGTTACGCCATGCTTATCGACGTGGATACATCATGCGTGTACCTGTGATCGAGCGTAAGCGTGAACCCGAAGGACGCATTCGTTGGGTCACCGAGGTCGAGGAACATGCGATGCTTGACAAGTTACGTGAGATCGGACGTGATGAAATGGCTGACTTCTGTACTGTCTTGGTCGATACTGGACTGCGTACTGGTGAGTTGTTCAAGCTGAAGGGACGGGACGTGAACGTCGAAGAGCGCATTGTCTACCTATGGGACACAAAGAACGGGAGGTCACGATCTGTCCCTCTCACTACCCGTGCGTTGAACGCGTTGCAACGTAACCACAAGGCGGACAGTAACGATCCGTTGTTCGGGTTCAGTCAAGACGAGTTCAGTCACGCTTGGAGAACGATGAAGAACTTGGTCGGATTAAACGAGGACAAGGACTTCGTTCCTCATTGCCTTAGACATACGTGCGCATCTCGATTGATCCAACGGGGAGTTGATTTGCGTGTCGTGCAGGAGTGGTTGGGACATCGAGCAATAGCCACGACCTTGAGGTATGCGCACCTCGCTCCGAAGAACCTGAAGAACGCCGTTGCCGTACTCGAAACGAGTGGCATGGCTGTGACGCAAGACCTATAAACCCGTGACCTGCGTGACACAACCAGTTATGAACGTATTTTTTAAGTCATTGTATTCATTCATTAAAACCCCAAGCGGGCGTGGTGAAATTGGTAAACACAAGGGACTTAAAACCAAGACCATAACGGGACTTGTCACGCAGGCTGCATCTAACTTATTTAAATATATCAATTATTTAGTTGACACATTATCCGTTGCTCTCTTGGTTAAAGGGCGTAGCGACGTGACCGTGTCGTGACCACAACCAACATTAAACGAATTACATGGATCAGCTAGAGCTTAACCTAGAGATGACGGAGTCGGGTATTGCCCGCTATCGTAACAAGGTGAAGTCCGCCAAGGATCGTGGCAAGGAATCGGAAACTCCGTATGGTCAGCGATTGTTACGAGGAGCTTTGCCTGACTTCATCGCTGAGATAAGCAAACGTCTTGAGTACCATCGCAAGAACCCACACGCCGTTCCGTTTTTCCTTCCGCTTGTCATGGACATGAAATCACAGGACATGGGGTTGTTGGCGCTCAAGGTCGTGCTTGATTCGATAACGGAGAAACGACCAGTCGCTTCTACTTCGATCCGTATTGCTTCTTATATAGAGGACGAACTGCATTACCGATGGATGCGTGACGAACATCCCGACGTCTTTCACTACGCATCGAAGGACGTCGAGAAGGATAGCAAGCGTAGTTACCAACGAAAGATCGACGCTTTCATGCGACACGAACGAGGTGAAGCGAAGAAGGGGAACATGCCGAGGTGGAAGAGTTGGGTACGCAAGGAGAAGTTGGCGTTGGGTACGTGGTTGCTTGAGATCATACGCACGACCACTCATTTCATAGCGTTTCGTATGCTTAGAGAAGGACAAAAGACCGTTAATTACGTTACGGCTACCGACGACTTGTTCGAGTGGATCGCTAGGTACAACAACGAGCAAGAAGTTTTAAAACCTTTGTGGTTACCAACGGTGGAAGCCCCGCAATCATGGGTATCGTTATGGCATGGGGGTTATGCCGACGGCGCGGGGCTTCCACCTATGACTTTCATAAAGACTCACGACATGGATTACATGCGGGGACTGACCTTCGATGAGATGCAACCTGTAGTCGATGCGGTCAACCACGTACAGACCACGCCTTGGACGGTGAATGATCGCGTCCTGGAGGTAGCCAAGTGGGCATGGGATAACGACCGTGAGATCGGGGAGATGGTTAGACGTACCGACTACGAGCTACCCGTTTGGCAGGACAGATACGCAGACAACCCCGATGAGAAGAAGGACTTCAGTCGTAAGAGCGGAACGATTCATCGCCTTAACATTTCCATGCGTAGTCAACGCTTGCACATTATCAAGACGCTCTGGCTCGCTGAGAAGTACGCAGGAAAACGATTCTACTACCCGCATCAGATCGACTTTCGTGGACGGATGTATCCGATCCCTTACTTCTTATCGCCCCAAGGTACTGACCTGTCCAAGTCCATGCTGTTGTTCAGCGAGTCGGAAACGATTTGGAAACCAGACACGGAAGCAAGATGGTTAGCTATCCACGGAGCGAACTGCTTTGGGTACGACAAGGTCACGCTCGACGAACGGGTCGCGTGGGTACACGAAAGAAAGAACGAGATATTCGAGACGTGCAAAGACCCGATGACTAACGATTGGTGGACGGAAGCGGACGAACCTTGGCAGTTCCTTGCGTTCTGTTTCGAATGGGGAGACCTGTTGGCATGTGGTGGTCGCGGGTTCAAGACCCGCTTACCCGTGGCAATGGACGCATCCAACAACGGCATACAGATACTGAGCTTGTTAGGACGGGACGAGGTGGGCGGGCAAGCTACCAACGTCACGGCTACGGAAACACCCGCCGATCTTTACGGGTTCGTGGCTGACAAGGTGAACGAGTACTTGTTAGCTGACGCAAAGAAAGGCGATCACATTGCTACCGCTTGGTTGAAGTTTGGCGTGGACAGGAAGACGACCAAGCGTCCAGTCATGGTCAAGCCATACGGAGGCACACGCTTTAGCTGTCGGGAATACGTGGACGAATGGATGGCAGACAAATGCTTGAGGGATAACCTCGATCCATTCGGTACGGAGACCATGAGCGCCGTGGGTTACTTATCCAAGCTAGTATGGAAAGCGATGGATCAATGCTTGCAACGTCCTAACGCCGTGATGAGTTGGTTGCAACAAAACGCAAGAGTGTTGGCACACGAACAAAAAGCAGTTGACTGGACTTCTCCTACTGGCTTTCGGGTACGTCAAAAGTATCACAATACTAAAGCAATGGAGATAAGATTGACGCTTGGCGAGAGCGTCTCACACATAAGATGGCACGAACCTACGTCCAAACTCGACAAGGTACGACAAGCCAACGGCATCAGTCCGAACTTCGTGCATAGCCTTGACGCAGCAGTCGCTCACGTCACTACGAACTACGCCAATGAACACGGCATCCGTTCGCTTGGCATGGTACACGACAGCTTCGCTACGCATTGTAACAACTGCGACAAGCTTGGCATGTTGGTACGCAAAGCGGCATCAGAGATTTTCAAACCCGATCTACTCGCGAAGTTTCGTGATGAGATCACCATACAAACCGAGAAGGAATTGCCAGACCTACCCCCTTACGGGACGTTAGACCCGCTTGAGGTGCTGGGTTCTGATTATTTCTTCGCTTAAAACGTCGCTTAAAAGGAGCGCTTAATGACACGATACGTAATGAAAACAATAACAACACCCGAAGGAACTGCTAGATACTGCTGGCTTAACCGACCCGACATGAAGTTCGAACCAGAATACGGACAATACAGGACGGAGTTGATACTTACCGAGGAGGAGTGGACTTCTTTAAAGAATAAGATCAAGCCTTTATTTGAAGACGCTTACCAAGCCGAGTGCCTCAAGCAAGGTAAGAAGAAACTGAAACAAGCAGCCAGCCCGTTCCTAATCGACGATGAGAACAACTACGTCGTGAAGACAAAGATGAAAGGCGGAGGTAGACGGAAGGACAGCACCGAGTACAAACTGTCGGTAGCTAGGTTCGATTCCCAAGGTCAACCGATGAAGGACGACACGATAATCGGAGGAGGTAGCCGCATCAAACTAGGTTTGAAGGTACGCTTCTGGTACGTAGCGGCTCACGGTTTCGGCATGACGCTTGAACCTCAAGGAGTACAAGTGATTAAGTTGGAAGCGTTGGGCAACAGCGAGACCGCGTCTTCATTCGGATTCTCCGCAGAGGAAAGCGGTTACCAGCATGGAGGAGAGACGTTCGAACAAACGCTCGATCAACCAGTAGCCAACGATAACGACGAAGCGGATGCCGAAGAGACCTCGAAGGAAGAAGCGCCCCTCACGGCGGACTTCTAACTTTCGCTCTGGATTCGAAGCAAAGACCGCTCATTACCTGACGCGGTTGGGCGTCGAGTTCGAGTACGAAAGCACGAAGATCAAGTACATGAAGATGGCTACGTACACGCCTGACTTCATACTCCCTAACGGAATCATAGTAGAGACCAAGGGATTGTGGACGAGCGAAGACCGTACCAAACATCTGCTTATTCGTGAACAACACCCCGAACTCGACGTCCGCCTTTGCTTTCAAAACGCCCGTAACAAGATACGCAAGGGGAGCAAGACCACCTATGCGATTTGGTGCGAGAAGAAAGGAATAAAATACTGTGACAAAACGATACCTAAATCATGGCTGAATACACACAAGTCCACACGGCGTGTCCATCCTGCGGTAGTAGCGATGCCAGAGCGGAATACGTAAGCGGTCAAACCCACTGCTTCTCATGCAACAAGCACACGTTCCCAGACGACAACCACAAAAGAAAACCTATGGAATCACAACCAGACAAACCACCACCCACATTCATAACCAATGGCATGTACACCACGCTTGCTCGTCGCAATCTAACCGAAGAGACGTGCAAGAAGTGGGGATACCAAGCGGCTAGAGTCGATGACCAACAAGTACAAGTAGCTAACTACCGAACAAGAGACGGCAAGTTATGCGGACAGAAGATCAGATACGCAGACAAATCGTTTAAGGTTCGGGGCGAGTTACTTGGACTGTACGGTCAGCATCTATGGAGAGACGGAGGACGTCGAGTCGTCATAACCGAAGGAGAGATCGATGCCTTGTCCGTGTCCCAAGCGTTCAATAACAAGTGGGCAGTGGTGTCCGTACCTCACGGTGCAGGAGCTTCCAACCACGTAGCGCAAGCTCTCGACTGGCTCGAACGATACGACGAGGTCGTGTTCATGTTCGACATGGACGACAGCGGACGAAAGGGAGCGACCGAATGCGCTGCTCTGTTAACTCCAGGCAAGGCTAAGATCGCCGAGCTTCCGTTGAAAGACCCGAACGACATGCTCGTTGCCAATCGTGCCAAGGAGATATGCGAAGCTGTGTTCGAAGCTAGGGACTACCGACCTGACGGGATCGTAGGAGCTAACGAACTATGGGACAAGATAACGGAAGTGAACAACGTAGAGTCACAACCGTATCCTTACGCATCATTGAACGACATGACTCACGGCTTGAGACGAGGAGAACTCGTTACGGTATGCGCGGGTAGTGGAATAGGGAAGTCGTTGTTCTGTCGCGAAGCAGCTTACTCGTTGTTACAAGCGGGTGAGACCGTAGGATACATAGCGTTGGAAGAGAGCGTCAGACGCACGGCTCTGGGTATCATGGGATTACATGAGAACAAACCGTTGCATCTTGAAAAGGAAGTACACCACGAAGCTTTGCGTCCGTCATTCGAAGAGACGGTAGGCAACGGGAACTTCTTTACTTACGATCACT